CGATGCTGGTCTTGAGATTACAGATGAGCAGAAGAAAACAATCGAAACCGGTGTGAATGAGAATTACAAGACTCTTGCCGAGTTTGAGAAACAGGGAAGAAAGCTTGATACAGTCACACAGGAAAGAGACAACATTCAAACACAGTATGACACAGCCAAGTCTACACTTGAAGGATTTGAGGGCAAAGACTTTGATGCTATCACAAAAGAACGTGATGAGTGGAAAACAAAAGCAGAGACCGCAGAGAAAGAGTGGCAGACAAAACTTGCGAACAGCGAGAAAGATTATGCAGCAAAGATTGAAGAAAGAGACTTCAATGATGCTCTGGTCAAAGCACTGGCAGGTGAGAAATTCACTTCTGACTTTGCACGAACAGGAATTATCAGCATGATCAAAGAGAAAGGGCTGAAACGTGAAGGTGAGAAAATCCTCGGACTCGATGATTACATGAACGAGCTGAGAGAGTCACAGAAAGATGCATTTGCACCGACAGATGCTCCGAAAGTGCCGACCTTCACAACACCTACAAACAAAGGTGGAGGAGACGGTAAGACTCCAGTGTACGCACCACCGGCAGTATGGTAGTCATGCGATAGAACGGTTATCAATCAGAGGTAATCGTTGACCTTAAAAAGTTAAAGGAGAATACAAACATGGCAGATACAAGAATTCAGTCATTAAACATGCTTCTCGATCCAACTGGAAAGATGTTCCTTGCAGAGGAATACGGAAAGGTAATCGAGAACGTACAGAAACTTACAATTTCCGGAGCAATGAAGAACACAGAGCTTTCTGGTGATCCTCATGCCGGAACAGTAGAAGCAAAGAGATTTGCAAACGCAACACCGAAGAACTATGGAACAGCTAGAACAGCTGCAAAGGGTGACGGTGTTAAAGGTAAAACGGTAACAATTCCGATTGATCAGGACAGAGAGATCGTAGAAGAAGTAGAGCAGAAAGATGTTTCTCTTCTTGGAGTTGAAGGACTTATTGCTAAGAGAACAGCAAACCATGCGCTTAGAATGGCAGCAGAGCTTGATACAAAGTTCTTCGAAGTAGCTGGTACAGATGCTACAGAAGTAGATCTGACAGGAATCACAGCAATTGAAGAGATTGCAGAGAAAATGATTCAGCAGTGTGAGACAACAAAGAATGAGTACGTGGACGGAGTTCCAAGATTAATGATGCACATGGTACTTGATCCGGACTACTACGGAAAAATCAGAACATACCTTGACAAGGTAACAGTTCCTGGTGTTGGAGCAGCTGACGAAGAGTTCTATGCTTTCCACGGTGTTAAGACATACTCTTGTGTGCATCTTCCAACAGATGTTAAGGCT